TGCAATCTGCCGTAAAGTCGCTTACCTCCCGGAGCAAGGTGGATCAATCGAAGTGTGGGGAGATGGTTTACAAACTCGTTCCTTCTTGTACATTGACGAATGCATTGAAGCAACTCGAAGACTGATGGACTCTGAGTTTATTGGACCTGTAAACATTGGTTCTGAAGAGATGGTCAGTATCATTGACCTGGTTGATATTGTATCCAATGTTGCTGGTAAACCAGTCCGGAGACTTCACAAGATGGACGCACCTACTGGTGTTCGTGGTCGTAACTCTAATAATGATCTGATTCGTGAAAAGTTGGGTTGGGATTATTCTCAAACTCTTGAAGAAGGTATTCGCAAGACTTATAATTGGATTTTAGATCAAACTAAAAAATGACCGATATACTAGTAACAGGCGGCGCTGGATTTATTGGCAGCAATTTTTTACACTACCTAAAGAAAGTAACAGATCACAAGATTATTGTCCTTGATAATTTAACATATGCTGCAGACCTTAGGTTTATACCGACAACACCACAGTTTGAATTTGTCTGGTGTGATATTACAAATGAGAACCATGTAAATCACATATTTAAAAAATATAATCCCAAGAAGGTATTTCATTTTGCTGCCGAGAGTCATGTAGACAACTCCATCAAGAACTACAGGCCATTTCTTGAATCTAATGTAGTTGGAACAATCAATCTATTGAATGCAAGTCTATCAATTGATATTGAGAAGTTTCACCATATCTCTACAGATGAAGTATATGGAAGTCTTGAATTAGATGATGATAATATATTCACTGAAGAGACACCGTATGACCCTAGGAACCCGTATAGTGCGAGTAAGGCAGCAGCAGACCATTATGTGAAGACATGGCATAATACTTATGGTCTTCCATACATTATTACTAATTGTAGTAACAATTATGGTAAGCATCAGCATATTGAGAAATTGATTCCTAAAGTAATCCATAGAGCACTGAAAGATGAAGTAACCTACATGTATGGTGGTGGGCATCAGATTCGTGATTGGTTGCATGTATGGGATCATGCTAGTGCTGTATGGACTCTGGAAGAGCAAGGTATTTTAAATGATAATTTTAATATCGGCGGTGACTGTGAATTATCCAATATGACTGTGACTAAAATGATCTTAGATATTATGGGTAAGTCACACGACCTTGTGGGGGTCTCTGAGGGTCGTCCAGGTCAGGACTTGCGTTATGGTATGAGTTTTGCTAAACTAAAAGAACGCACTGGTTGGAGGCCAAACATAGAGTTTAGAACTGGACTTGAAGAAACTGTTGATTGGTATTTGAAACAATGTTGAGTGTATATGGTGGGAAGACTGGTTGGATAGGATCCAGGTTTTTTGAGATGTATAGTTCTGGATGTGTTCTCCAAGAACGAGGTGAATTTAAACCCAAGACTAAAGACATTCTTTACTTTGTATCTACAACACACAACTATAATATTCATGATGAAGGACACTTCTGTGATGATGTGGATCTCAATTTAAAGTATTTGTGTCAAGTTTTAGAGTACTGTAAATCGGAAGACATTACCTTTAACTTTATTAGTTCTTGGTTTGTCTATGGTAAAACACCAGACATGCCAGCAACTGAAGAGTCTCTATGTAATCCAACTGGATTCTATTCTATTACTAAGAAGTGTGCTGAAGATCTGATTAAATCCTTCTGTGGAACTTTCGGAGTCAAGTATAGAATCCTTAGATTATGTAATGTCTTAGGAGATGATCCAAGAGCATCAAAGCGAAAGAATGCAGTTTCCTGGATGATCCAACAACTTAAGGAGGATAAACCAATTAGTCTATATGACAATGGATCAAATAAAAGAGATTTTTTATTTCTTGATGATGTATGTGAAGCAGTTTGGGTAGTAATTCAAAAAGGAAAACTTAATGAAGTTTACAATATTGGATCTGGAATAGGTACAGAAATCTCTGAAATAGTATATAATGCATATGAAATACTTGAATCTAAATCCGTCATAAGTAATATTGAACCTCCAAAATTTCACAATCAAGTTCAAACTAAAAATTTTTGGATGGATTGTTCTAAATTAAGTGATTTGGGATGGAAACCAAAATACAATAATCTTGAAATTGCAAAACAATTATGTCTTTAAATAACAAAGTATCTGATTTTATTTCTGGTCTTCGTAATGATGGCGAAGACCTTTTTCCATATCTTGCAAATAAAGATTGGGAACCAGGTAAACCAGTTTACTATTCTGGTCCGTACTGGGATGACAAGGAGGTTGCCGCGGCCATTACAACTCTACTTTCTGGTAAGTGGTTACCGGCAGGAGAAGAAGTGAATAAGTTTGAGAAGGAATTCTCAAAAAGGTTTGAGTTTGATTACTCTGTCATGGTCAACTCTGGATCTTCTGCTAACCTTGTAATGGTTGCTGCTCTGAAGAAATATTTTGGTTGGCAAGATGGGGATGAAATTATTGTATGTGCTTGTGGATTCCCTACGACAATCAACCCTATCATTCAGAATGGTCTGAAACCAGTTTTTGTAGATATTGATTATAGTGACTTAAATTGGAATCTTGACCAAATTAGAGAAAAGATTACAACTAAAACTCGTGCAGTATTTTCTTCTCCAGTGCTTGGAAATCCATATGATTTTGATAAGTTTCTTGATATCTGCAATAGATATAATATTCACTACATTGCAGACAACTGTGATAGTTTAGGAAGCAAGTGGAAGGGAGAGTATCTTACTAAACATGCTGTTGCAGCATCGTGTTCTTTTTATCCTGCACATCATATTTCTACTATCGAAGGTGGAATGGTTTCATCAAATAATAAAGAGATTGTTCAGATTGCGCGATCTTTTGCATGGTGGGGACGAGGATGTTTTTGCGTAGGAGCACAAAACAAACTTGCTAATGGTGTATGTGGCAATCGATTTGATCGTTGGTTAGATGGATATGATCGTGATGTAGATCATAAGTATGTCTTTGGGGTTCAGGGATATAATCTAAAACCAGCAGATTTGCAAGGTTCTATTGGTCTTGTACAACTAGAGAAACAAGATGAAATTCACGAAAAACGTCGATCTAATAAAAAAAGACTTCATGAAATTTTTGAAAGTATTCCTGGTGTTAGAGTAATTCAAGAACGTGAAGAATCAGAAACATCATGGTTTGGTGTTCCAATCGTATGTGAAAATGAGAAAATATCAACAAGTAAACATCATCTTGTAAAACATTTAGAAGATAATAAGATTCAAACTAGAAACTATTTTGCAGGAAATATTTTGATGCATCCTGCATATAAAAGGTTGGATTCTCACGAAAATTATCCTAATGCCTCAAAAGTTTTAGATAATGTATTTTTTATTGGATGCTCTCCTGTAGTCACAGATCAAATGATTGACTATATTGATGAAGTTGTGGATACATATAAGAAAACTAATTTATTTTTTCATTCTGTATAATATGATTCCTATTTTATCCGTTACTACCTGCAACTCTATCGAGTTTTATACTGATTTTAACAATTCAATTAATTACCCTATAAACACATTATCTGTTCTTGTAAATAATAGTAACATTGATTACTTCGATCAAATTAGAAATGTCCCTAAGTCTTCTTTTGTAAAAAAATATGAATATTCATATTGTCCTAGAAATATGGGATGTGCATCTAGTTGGAATTATCATATAAAACATCATCCGCAAGAAAACTATTGGATTCTTTGTTCGGATGATGTCATACTTGGACAAACAGAATTATCTCAAATTGATGAATTGATGATGAGTGGATGTGATGCTGTTTTTCCAGACAAACCAAGTAAATATATTTTGTTTGCACTAAATAAAAACACCATAAGAAATGTTGGTCTATTTGATGAAAATTTTCATCCAGGTGGATTCGAAGATAATGATTATGAAAATAGATTGTCTTTATGTTCAGAGTTAAAAATTAAAAATTATAAAACTGAATGTGTACACAACAAAATAGTAGTAGGATCTGGTGATAATGGAAATGGAACTTTTTCTGGATTCAATGAAGACCAAAAAAGTAAATGGAATGAATGTTGCTCTTTGAATAAAAAATATTTTCATTCAAAGTGGGATAAATTTGATAAACCTCCACATTATTGGATCTTTGATATTGACGAAAGATCTAAAAAAGAATTAATTATTTGAAATTAAAAATTATGTCTAAAGAAATATTACACATCTCTCATCATATTGGATGTTTTAGAGATCAGCATTATATATTAGATAAATTGGGATTTGAAGTTACTAATCATAAATTTTATGATGGAACTTTTAAAATAACTAAAGAAATTGCAGATAACTTTTGGAATGATCATAAAGATCAATTAAATGAATTTGATTACATTCTTACATCTGATACTGCCCCACTGTCTAGAATTTTTCTGGAGAATCAAGATGAATTTAAATCAAAGTTGATTATTTGGATATGTAATAGGTTTGATTACAATATGGAAGATCAAACTAAATTTTATGAATTGTTTAGTAAAGCAGAAGAGAATCCAAATATTAAGATTGTTCCATATACTTATTTTGAAAAAATATGGTGCAAAGAAAAAGGAACTAATATAATGGATAGGCAACATATACCTCCGTGTGGAATTAATTTACCCCAATTTGAACAGTATATGCCAAGTTCAAAAGTATATGATTCTAATTATGGTAAAAAAGTTGATATTCCTGATGCAGATGTTATAGTTCCAATTTATCATAATGATAATAGATTCTTCAATATGACAGAATACCTTACTCAAAAAGGAATTAATGTCTACAATGGAGGATTTAGATTTATTGAACAATTAAAAAAATACAAAGCATTTGTTACGATGCCAGATGCTTTTTCTAAGTTTTTATGTTTTGAGTTAATACATTCAAAAATACCAGTTATTCTTCCTTCAAAAGATTTTCTTTATCAACTATCTAAAAAACCAAATTACTTTTTTAATATTTGGGGATCTGGGGGAGCAAATCTTTTGCAAAAAGAATGGATTGATTGGTGCGAATGGTATGATCCTAATTTAAATGAATGTAGATTTTACTTTGATTCATTTGAAGAAATACCAGAAATTATTAAATCAATTGATAAAGAATCAATGGAAGTGTCTTTTGAAAATGCATCTAAATATATTGAAAGCAAATCAATAAATTTGTGGAAAAATTTTTACTCTGAATTTTAATTTTTAATAATGTCTAATAAAAAATATTATCTAAACAGGAGCTCAAGATTGGGTTCCATATAATAGTGAATATGTAATTAATCTTATTGAGAGTATTTGATATGGTATTGGGAGTATTTCATCAGTGTTTTAGGAATGTAGATGCTACAGAACATGCAGTAAAAAATTTTAGAAAGTACAATGATGGACCTTATACTTTAATTTGTGATGGTGGAAATAAAGATCATTCCGAGGTTTTTTCTGATATAGCAGAAAAATATAATTGCGATTATCATTATTTTGAATGGAATTTGGGATTAAAAGATGGATCACAACCTGGAGGAGAATATGGATGGAATAAAAAAGAATCCTTGGAGTGGTTGAGAAGATTTAAAATAGCATGTGAAAATGGAAAATGTGATCACATTATTATGATGGAAGATGATGTTTACACTATGAATCGATTAGATGTTGATTCTGAAGTTGAATTTTCTGGTTTAAATGTTCATAACCAATTTAGACCTGAATTTGTAGATTATCTTACCGAAAAATACAACGCTAAATTCAACTACGATTGGTATGGCACACCTGGTGGGTCTATTTTTAAAGTAGATACTTTTTTGAAAAATTATGATAGAATAGTGGATATATTTGAAAAAGATTTCGATAACATAAAAGAAAATTATTGTCCTGTGATTGGATGGCCAGATGCGTTAATGACAGTCTATTATTATATGTGTGGTAAAAACTACACAATCAGTTCACATTTGACTGAAGTTCACCGTAATTCTAATTGGAATAATGGTGAATATGCTATGGTTCATGGGTATAAAGAAATATATAAGCATCCTAGATATGCATAAATTGTTGTAAAATTGATTATTGTGGAGATTACATGAAAATTATTATTTGGGGATTCCCCTTGTATACACATACACACTCTTTTATTCATGCAAGTTTTTATAAAACATTTAAACATTTAGGGTATGATACTTATTGGTTTCATGCAGGAAATTATCCAGACCCTTCTTTGTTTGACTATTCAAATACAATGTTTTTCACAGAAGGTTTTACAGATGATGAAATTCCAATAAATGAAACCTCAACATATTTTGTTCATAACGCTGTGAATCCATCTAAGTATCTTGATAAAGGTGCAAGACTTGTTGATGTTAGATTCAATGTGAAAGAGTTAAATGATTTGAACTATAGCTTTGTTTTCGATAAGACTAAATTGAAAGCAATTGATTCTTACACTTTTTATAATGATAGTGCCGATGATAGTGTTCTTGCAGACCATAGAAAGAAAGGAATTGATGGATATGAAGCAGTTCACATGATGTGGGCTACAAATCTTCTTCCAGAAGAATTTAATTTTGAGGATAGATTTTTAAAGAGAGAAAATAAGTTTTATTTTGTTGGGACACTTGGAGGAAGTCCTGCTTTAGAAATGCAAAAAGTAGTTAATACTTTCCAAAAATTGGGTATTCAATGGGAAAATATTAATCCCTGGTCAACCCCCCTTTCCTTTGAGGATAATATGAAGTTGATGAAAAAGTCTGTTATTGCTTTAGACATTAGAGGTAGTGATGCATACCATACTAATTCTGATGGAAAATTAGAAGTTAATGGTAAACCAGTGACTGGTGGTAATCATAAAAAAATTGGATATATTCCATGCAGACTGCTAAAACAAATTAGTTATGGTAGAATGCCAGGGACTAATTCTATTGCTGTTAAGGAATTGCTGGGTGATTATGTCATTTATAATGATGATGAATCTCAACTCCCAATAGATTGTTTGGAATTTGAAAAAAATCCAAATTATGATCTTGTTTATGAGGGAATGAAACATGTACAAAAAAATCATACTTTCATAAATCGTGCAAATGCACTGATTAAAATTTTCAATAAAGAGGTTTAAAAATGTCTGTAACTTTAGTAACTGCTCTCTATGATATTGGTAGGGAAAATGAAGGTGATGGTCGTCCTTTTGAAGAATATCTTTCTTGGTTTGCAGAGACCTTAAAAGTAAAGTCTCCGATGGTTGTATTTGTTGATAAATCATTGGAAGATTTTGTGAAAGAGAATAGAAAAAATCTTCAAACTAAAATTATAACTCAATCATTAGAAGAAGTTCCTTATTATCATTTAAATGATGATATTCAAAAAATATTAGATGATAAAACATTTAAAAATAAAATTGGAGCTCCATCTAGAGTTGAGTGTAAAATGAGTCTTTATAATGTAATCATCTATTCTAAGTTTCCTTGGGTTAAGAAAGTTATTGAAGATAATCCATTCAATACTGAATATTTTATGTGGATGGACGCTGGACTTTCTAGATTTTTTCAACCTCATAGTGTAGATGTTAATCAAATTTATCCTTCAGAATCTGCTCAAGAAACACTTTTGGATAATAAGGACAGCGTTTTAATTCAAGCTTCTATGTCATGCTATCCTGATATTGTAAATGCTGAAGTATGTACTGAAGAATATTTCTGGGACGCAAGAACATGGATAATGGCTGGTTTATGGGGAGGTGGAGCAAAAATTCTCAATAAGTTTTGTGATATGATTGATGATGTTCTTCAGGAAAAAATGATTAGAAATGGTATAATTAATAATGAGCAGAATGCAATGGCTTATTTGTATAAAAATAATGATGATATGTTTGTAGTTTTTGAAAATTACTCACACATGCATCGTCAATATGAAATTATCTCAGAATTATCTAAATGAAAATTGCACTGGTTGGACCTGGAATTATGCCAATACCCCCTGATGGTTGG